TTCTTTATCTTATTAGTATTTGACTTTATTCCACTAACCATTAAATCAATCATGTCTGGCATATATGTATGGAAATTACTCAAAGGTCCTTCGTCTGGTTCTGTGAAGTGTAAGAAACTCTTTATTTTGTCAGCAACCGATGTAACTGCATTTGTCACTTTGTGGATATTATTTTTTATTCCTGTTGCCATATTTGTAGCTAAATCCTTGCCCCATGTAGATGCACTTCTTCCCAAATTGGTAAATGTATTTTTTACATTACTTCCCCAATTTACTACTGTAACTTTAGCACTATTAAGTCCTGTTGAAATATTATTTTTTAGAGTAGTTACTTTTTCTCTTACTGTATTCGATGCATTTGTCCAACACTCACTAACTTTTGTTTTTACATTGTTTCCCCAATTCTTTACAATTTCTTTAGTATTGTTTGCCCAATTTGACACACTATTCTTTATTTCCGTGAATTTATTAGTTATATTATTTTTTAAATCAATAAATGGCTGTTTTACTTTATCCCATATTCCTAGTAGTCCATTTTTCAAACCTTCCACAATAAAGTGTCCTTGTTCTTCCATAACTGTTGATGGTGAATGTATTCCAAATGCATTCTTGAATCCGTCTATAAATGGTTGGAATATATGATCATGGATCCATTGTCCTATATTTGCTAAAGCATCACCTATTCCTTTAAATAATCCTTCTACAATTTCCTTGCCAAATCCTATTATCATTTTAATACCACCAAGGATTGATTTTCTCATATTATCAATTAATCCAAGTATTATCTTTCCCCAATCTATATTAACAATAAACTGTCCTATTTTTTCTCCAACTTCAAACCAGTTTAGCTTTGAAATCATTTGTTTAGCACTCTCTAATAATCCAAGTAATCCTTTTGATAAAGTTTGTCCTGCTTTTTTCCAATCTATATTTTCAAAAAAGCTATTTACCGCATCAGAAATAGCTGATCCTATTTTTTTCCAATTAAAAGTAGTTACAAATTCATATCCTGTATAAATAGCTGTATTTATCCCTTGTGCAAATGTATTGCCTACCTGTTTCCAGTTTGTTTTCTCTATAAATCCATTTAGAGTTTGCGCTATTCCTTTTCCAATTTTTCTTGCTGTATTCTGTATTTTATTCCAAGGAATATTATCCATTGCATCGTTTAATTTTTCGCCTATTGTGGCTCCGATCTCGTACCAATTTCCGTTTTTTATTGCATCTATAATAGTATTAGACGTATTATCTAATTTTGACAAATCTATATTTGGTGCACTTGAACCGCTTCCACTATTTTGGTTGTCTGAAATATTATTTATTTCACTATGGACACCTGCTAACGCTTTTGTTTCCTGTTTCGCTTTTTTTGCACTTTCTGCCATACTTGCATACGAATTAGCACTTGCTTTTGCAAATATATTTACTCCTGTTAATGCATAAGCAACACTTTGAATAGCTTTCATTAATTGATATACTAGATTAGTAACAAATTGAATTACTGGTGCTAGTGCACTACCCATAGCATATTTCATATAATTTATGTTTGCACTTAATTGCTTTGCTCCTGCATTTTGGCTAGATAACCATGCATTTGCACATCCACTTAATGTTGAATAAATTCCTCTTAATGAAAATAATGCCATTGCATATTTTAAAACATGTCCTAATCCGTTTTTTAAACCTGTTCCCATTCCTTTTATATTATTAGTTATATTTTGAGTGATTTTAGGTAAACCTTTAAAACTGTTTTTCATATTTGATATGCTTGGCTTTACTTGGTCTATTTTTTGTTTAAATCCACTAAAAAAACTAGTCAATTTTCCTTGACTAGTTGCTGTTTGATTTGCTTCTTGTTTTAATTGTGACATTTTGCTTTTAGCTTCAGTTAATTTTTTATTATACATTTCTATTTCTGTATATAATTTTCGTGCTTGACTATCTAACGAGGTAAAATCTTTATTTGAAGCCAATACATTATTTACAACAGTGTCCATTGATTTATCATTTTTTGATATTCCATCTGGCACTACTTGATTTCTCGTATCATTTACTATCTTATCCATTTGTGGATTTATTATGTCTAACTTCATTTTTCGACCAGTTATCTTCTTTTGTAGACTATCTATCTCTTTTTCTAATTGAGTTATTTGTTTTTCTGTATCTTTATTATTTACTTTTATTGCTATTTCATTATTTTCTGAACTTTTCTTTAAATTTTGCATTTTCTTTTTGGCTGAATTGACTGCTTGCTGCAGCTTACTTGTCATTGCTCTAGTATTTACTTTTGAAAAAGCCTCTTGGACTTGTTTCATTTTTTCTTTAACCGCAGGTACAATCTTATTAAATTCTTTTACTGCATCTTCAATTTTTGCTGTGACAATAATCTCAATTTCTTCTGCTGTCATACGTCATTCCCTCCTCTCTGTCCTATTTTTTGCAAAATAAAAACACCTACCTAAGTAAGTGTTTTTTTACTAATATTCTTTTATAATTCTATTTCATATATAGCTGTTGGGTTTCCATTAAACATATTATCGTAAAATTGCAGTTTTACGCTTTTACTTTTATTGTTCACTCCAAACGCCATTTGTGCTTTACAAGTTGTTCCAGCTGTTATGCTTTGTGGACTTTTAGTATCTATAGGATAACTATATCCAGCTTCTCCTTTTTCATCTACTATTTTAAAATTCATATTGCTTACATATAATCCTTCTTTTGTTTTTGTACATTCATATGTATAATCAATTAAAAATACTTGTTTTGGATCTTCATCTGCATATTCATTTCTATCTTTTGTTTCTTTAACATTAGTTACTTTTAATGTATATTCATCCGAATTATTTTTTATAGTTACAACCTCTCCTATTTTATAATTTTTTGTTTCATTTGATGATGTTGTAGTTGTTCCTTCTCCTAAGAATAGAGATCCTAAACTTATTATTGCTAATGCAATCCCTATAATACTCATTACTTTGTTTTTCTTTTTAATAAGAGATACAATTCCTAAAACCAACCCAACAACTGCTAGGATTAATGATATGTCTTTAAATATACTTAATGATATCAATAAAGCTATAATTCCTAATATTAACGAACTTAATCCCATACTTTTCCCTCCTTATTTAAAATAGTAAAGAAATTATATATTATTTTATCAAAAAATGTTGTCGAAACGTGTCGAGAATATTATCCTTTAAATATTTTTCTTTGTTCTTCTAGAGATTGTTCTTCTTCCTCTATTTCAAATAGTTCTTTATAGCTATCTCTAATAAGTATTATTTTTGCATTTTGATTCATACAATCACCAGATATTAATTTATTGGTAACCGCTTCTTGCAAATTTATTTCCTGTCTTAGTTCGTCTATTTGTCTAGTTAAGTGTACTTGACAGTATAAATTTATTTCTTTAAAACTACCATTCCAAAATTCTTGTGGCTTTATATCGAAATAATATGCTAAAGGTTCTATAGCATATATTAATTCAATTATATTCTCTGATTTTTTTATTGCGTTTATTATTTCATCTATACCATTGAAAGAATTTGTTCTTCTGTTATTTTGTTTATAACTTTCTCTGCTGATTTCTGAACTAATTCGTTCATATCTGTCTCTGATAAAGGATTTGACATCATTTCTTTTAATTCTTTCTTTGTCATCCTTTTCTTGAAAAAACCCTCTTCATTCAATGCCTCAGCTATCTTTCCATATAAATCGCTTACACTTATTCCTTCTACTCTACATTCATCTATAAAGTCATATACTTCATCTGATGTTTTAAATACACTTTTGTCATCTTCATTCTCGGCTAATTTGAATATTATTTTTGATAATGCTTCCATATCTAATATAGAATATGCCTTTTTAAATACTTCTTCAAAATTCTTGTTTTTTAGTAGATTAGCTATGTCTACTATTTTTCTTGTTTTTAGTACTAAATTAATTGTTTTATTTTTTGTTTCTATTATCATTTATTTTCTCTCCTTTGCAAAAGAGAGAAGACTTTTCAGCCTTCTCTTAATATTAATATTTTGTTAAATCTCCTTCTACTGGATATCCATCTGTTTCTACTACATTTGATTCTTTATAAACCCTCATAGTGTCTTTTATGAAGTCTCCATCATTCATCTCTTGTCCTGCTATATCAACAGTACATTTTACTGATTGAATTAGTGGTTTGTTGTCAACTGATGCAGTTGTTTCTGGATATTCTAGGAATAAAAATATTGTAGTATCTGCATCTGCTATTGCTTTAATTGATTTATGGGTTTCTTGAATAAACATCATTTCAATGTCAACTGTTTCTGCTTTTCTTTTTCCTTTTGCCATTCTCTCTTCGTCTAAGTCTAGTGCACTATATGTTTGTCCTTCTTTCAAAGTTTTTAATTGTCCAACTTTTTGAACATAACCTATGTCTGTTCTGTCTCCTGTCAAAGTTGTTGAATAAGAGACCTTTGCTTTCATTGCAACTTGTGGTGTTGTTGTTTTTGGTGTATCTCCTTCCATTTTTAATTCCTCCTTATTATCTTATAAAATTAAAAGAGCTCGTTATAGAATTATAACGAACTTCAAATGTTATTGTTATACCGTATTTTTGCAGTATAGGATCATATACTGCAGGACTGGTATTTGTCCTTATAAAATTTAATTCTTGAAGTTTTGTATCAACTTCATCTGTCATTTGCATTGCTTGTCTTTGTTTTTCATTCCAACAAGTTATTGATATTTGAAATGTAGATTTGATTGGAAATGCATTTTCAGTTAAGTTTACTGATTTCAAAGGTGTATGTAACTCCAAACAAGGAAATTTACTTGTAGTTGTTGGATTTGTTAATATTTGTTTATACTTTAATGATTCTAGTTTTTCATATACTAAATCGCTAAACTCTAATTCACTTAAATCTTTCATTTACATATCTCCTTTAACATTTCATCTAATTTTTTCTTAACTATTTCTGCATTTTCATTTCTACTTTTAAAACCTGCATCGGCTATAAAGTGGTTGGCTTTGCTACCATGAGCAACATAAAAATCCATTCCTTGAATATTTACAATTGGATAAGGCAATTTCTTTTCAACTTTACTTACTGGAATAAACCATTCTGTGTAACCACTTTGAATAAAATGTTTTGATTTTCCTACATGTTCCTTCTCAGCATTAGCACCTGTTCCAAAATATTCAAAAAACAAATATGAAACTCCATTGCTCATAAACTTAGATGGGTCTGCATAAACTTTTCCCTTCACTTCTTTAGTAGACATATCAATCATTTCAACCAATATGCCTTCTTCGTTATTGCCTTTCTCTAACCTTATAGCATAACCTCTAATGTTTTTTAATACATCTTCTGTTATTATCTTTGCAGTTTGTGGTAATTTTTGAATTATAGCATCTATATTTTTAAAATTATGTTTTACTTTTATATTACAATTGAAATTTATCATTCTTGCACCTCCAAAAGAGAAGTATTACTACTCCTCTTTCTCATATCTCCATATATAACCATATGACATTTTAGTTTCTTTCCTACAACAAGATGTAATGCAGGAATTTTCATATCCTAGTTGTCTTTCTACTTCTCTTGCATTTGCATATCTTGCTATTTCTTTCATATTCAAGTCATATTGAATCACTTTTTTTGAAAGATGGTTTTCCCTGCCATATCTTGGTTTATTTAGCCCTGTTCTATATGCATGTTTCTGGTTTTCACTTGATGTACACCATTCTAGGTTATTCACATTATTATTTTCTTTATTTCCATCTATATGATTTACTTGTGGTAAATTATTTGAATTAGGTATAAAAGTCTCTGCAACTAACCTATGAACCTTCTGTACCTTTATTTCTTTTCCTTTATGGAGAGTTACTACCATATATCCTTGAGCATTTTTTACTAATTTCAATTTTTTTATTCTTCCTGTTAAATGATAATTTAAGCTTTTTACCATTCCTAAATTGCTAACTTGATATAGTCCTTCATAACCTTTAATATCTTTCCATATTTCTTCCATTAGTTAGTACCTCCTAGTTTTTTCAAACTATATGCTTTATCTATTGCATTTTTCATATTTTGTTGATTATAAAGCATTGCTTTAAATAATGTTTCTATGCTATTTATTACAAATGGTATATCTACTATTCTGTCTCCTCTTTGCATTGATTCTAAATTATCTTGAATATATGATAATTGTTGCATATCTCCTGATAAATAACTTTGTGCTCCTTCTAATTCATCTAATAAATTTAATTTTCCCATAATAAATACCTACCTTTCAATTTTTTTAATATACTTGTTTTTCCAGTAGATATTTGATATAATAGATTTATCAGATATCTATCTGGTTCGTAGAATAGTTCGTTAATCTGCCAAGATTAGTCGACGGACTATTCTATTTTTTTATTCTGTTATATTTTTCTTCTATACATTCTCTTACTATTTCAGAACGACTTTTATTTTCATCTTTGCAACATTTATCTAATTGCTCTATTGTTTTTTTATTCATTCTTACTCTTAACATATAGTCTTTAGAATCTTCTATAACAGGTCTTCCTCTTTTGGCAACCATTATATCACCTCTTTTTTGTTGCTACAGCAATTATATACTGTTGCTACAAAAAAGTCAATAGGTAAATTAAAAATATTTAAAATTTCTGGTAAACTTTATACTTTATTATTTATTATTGATTCTTTTCAAGTTTATATAATATGGTATTTCCTATTTTAGGATTATCTGTTACTATGTAATCTGGTACAAAATCTTCTAGCTTTGATATATCTGTTAAAGAAATTCCATTGCTTTTTTTTATGTCATAATTTCTATTTGTTCTTGCGTTTATAATACTATAATCCACTTCACCAGTAGACTTTCTGTCTAGCTCATTTGCATCTTGTTGCATATTTAGCCAAGCTATGCTTTTATATTTCCATTTTTTATCTGGTTCTCCGTGATCTTCTATTTCTTCATATTCTGATATATATACTTTTGTTAAATCTCGTAATAGCATTACTTAATCCTCCTTAATCCAGATTTTATAATGTCATTTCTTAATTTTTCTATAATATCTTCATATGAACTTGATATAGATCCTTCGTTGCGACTGGTTAAGCCCTCTGCTCCTCTTGACAAATAAATTGCCTTCGTAGCTTTTTTTATGTATGGAAATAGTTTTATATCTTCTTTTTGTCTATTAGAAATATCAGAGGCAATAGAGCTTACTTCCTCTAATATTTCACTCAAAACTTCGTCGTCGTCTTTATAATTAGATCCTAAATCGGCTATTATTTTATCTATATTACTGGTTTCTGCCATTTCTATTACCTCCTATTTTTAAGCCATTGAAGCAATTGTTGCTATTCCTGCTTTTTTAGCTTTATTCGCTGAATCAACTTCAACAATTACTATTTTTTGCCCTGTTGTTGCTGTTATTTCGTCTGTTCCATTCCAAGCTGTATATCCAGATGTGCAAACAGCATCATATTCTGGCATTGTTGGATTAGCTGCTGCTTTATATTTATAACTATTTCCAGAAGTTAAAGCTGGTGTAACAGTTATTTTTGTTTTTCCAGTTGATGTTCCCTCTTCTGATGTTACATTTAAAGTTTTAAGTGAAGCATCTGTTACATAGAATATTGTATCTTCCATTAAAGCTTTTGTTCCTTTATATAAGAAATCTTCTAATGCTACAGCATCATCAAATGGTATTTTCTCTGCTCCGTATTCTGAAACGTAAAAAGGTTGAGCGATAGCTCCATCCATCATTACAACAGCTTTTACACCGTCAGGTAATCTTGTTGATTCATAAACCCTAACAGAGTCATACATACCAATGGCCTGTTCTTTTGGATCTGTTCCATTTGGTAAATCATCAAGAATTTTTTTCATTCCTTTTCTATATTCGCTATCTACTACAATAACTAATAAATCTGACTCTATACCATCAATAAAATCATTCTTTAAAGTTCTTGCTTTTTGTAATAAAGTATCAATTGTATCTTGAATGTTATCTTTTGCAGGTATTTCTGTTCCTTCTAATACTTTTGCAAAGAACTCTCTATCTAGGTATCTTATTATAGCTGATTGATGATTTACTTTTCTTTTTTCAGCCATACCATCGATACCATAAAGTTTTACGTCTTTTCCTTGTAATTCTTCTACGATTTCTTTATCTGTATCAATAACAACTTTTACTGGTTTAGCTTTTACTTTATCGCCTTTTCCAGCAGCTCTTGCAGTACCTTTGTCTTTTAATTCTGCATTTACAAATCTTTTATATTCAATTACTCCACCTTCAGGATTTCCAGAACCATTTTTGGCTTTTATTTGTTCTGACACTGCCCTTGCAGCAACATTTTCTAGTACTCCACTTAATACTTGTTTTAAATTATCCTTTGTTTTACCATCTTGTAGCATTATATTTAATGCTTCTTGTGTAATTTCTCCCATTTTTAATTCCTCCTATTTTTTAATAACTTGCTCTAGCTATTGATTTGTTTCTTTCATTATCAATACCTAATTTTTGGGTTGGAGTATCTTCTTTTAGTCTTTCATTTACTGCTTTTTCAACAGCCTTATCAAAAGCGTTTGAAACTTCTTCAATTTTCGAATTAATTTCTTCTGCCTTAACTGTTTCAAAATTAAAGAAAGTCAATAAAGATATATCCAATCCTTTATCACTTGCTATTCTTGTTGCTTGTTCTTTTAATTTATAAGCATTTAATTCTGCAAGTGCTTTTTCTTTACCCTCTTTTTCTTTTTGTGCTTGATATTCAAGCTTTTGCTCTTTGTTCATCTTCGCTAGTCTTTCAGCTTCTGATTTTTCAGCGTCATTTATTGTTTTCCAATTGTCTTGTGCTGTTTGAATAGCCTGTTGAACTCTTCTGTCAAATTCTGCTTGATTCTTTCCGTCTTTTAAGAAATCATCAAACGTTACAGGATTATTGTTTGTTCCTGCATTTGGATTATTTGCTCCCGCTGGTTCACTACCTGCCCCAGTATTAGCATTGTTTGGATTATTGTCTTGTTCTTCCATTTTTTACTCCTTTTGCCCCAGCCATTGCCTAAAGCCCCAGCCATTGCGAATTTGTATTCTGTTGTTCTTTATAGCCTGCTCCAGTAAAAAGGCATAAAAAAATAGACGCACGTCTACGTCTAAAAATTTATAATTATAAAATGTTAATAACTTATTTATTATCTTTATTCTTTTGCTTTCATATATCCATCAGCAAAATTATATTTAACTACCCAAATAATTGGTCTAAATATCGTAATTATAGTAAATACAATCCAATACCAAGTTGGCATTTGTAATTTAACGCTTAATATTAAAACTAATAACCACATATTATTTTTCCTCCTTATCTTCAAATGTTGCTATGTAATTTTTCTTTATATCAAAGTTAATTACCTCACCTGGTATTAATTTTGCATAAATTTCAATATTAGTAACTAATTTTAAATCATTTGCTATATCACTTGCTCTTTTTATTAGTTCTTGTCCTATTGCTATAATAGATTTCTTTACATTTTCTTTTCCATTTGGTGTTAATCGTTCTTGCATATTTCCTACCTTCTTTCCATAATAAAAACACCTACTTTTTAGTAAGTGCTATTTGCTTTTTCTTATTTGAACTGGATTTTGTATGCTATCATATTTATTGGTTAATTCTTCTATTTTTGCTTTTATTCTTTTATCTATTTTATTGATGTCAAATCCATCAGGATATATCTTAATTAATTCTTTGTCTAAATCAACAATATATTCTTTTTTTAACAAATCTTGAATTTGTTTTTCTGTCATTTTAAGACCTCCTTAATATAATTGTATAAATTTATATCTTTTCTTTTTAACAACTTATTTTTTTCAAAATAGCATTTAAATCCTTCAGAAAAATATTCTCCTAAAGTTTTAGGATTAAATGTAAAGTCTAAATAATTTAATTTGTAATTTCCATCTATATCTTGTTCATACACTCTTCTTTGATACTCTGAAATGAATTTGTTTCCATCTAACCAAAACTCATATTCTTTTCCATACCCATTTATATTGTCTGTATGTATTTCTTTAATATTTAAACCATTTTGTTGTATTTCTATGTATTTTTTATCATGTAATAGATCTAGTTTTGTTTCTATCACATGTCCAATTTCATGCAATATTTCATATTCGTTACTATCATTTAATAAATGTATTATATTATTTTTTCTATCATAATAACTATTATTTTTTGATATTTCAAAGGTTGTATCATTTATAAGTTTTCGAATTTTTGTTGGCAACTTGTTTATTGCTTTCTTTATATTACTATCTAGATTTTTGCTATTAGTATAATTATTTTTTCTTATATAATCAACATTATTATACTCTGTTTTTTCTTGTTTTGCAACTGGTGAAACATATCTTATCGTACTCCTGCACCAATGCCAATAGTACATTATTGGAGGTAAATTAATACCAGGTACTAACCCTTTTACCCTAACTGGCATAAGCTTAATATCTTTTTTACTATTTCCCCAATATCTATCAAACTTATTCTCTTTGTTAATATAAAATCTCATCATATTCATTGATTGACACATCTCAGTACTATGTTCATCAGTTACTACCCAAAATTCAACTTGTGCATTATCATCTGCATTTAATTTTATTCCTTGTACTTTTGCTAAATTGTTTAGTCCTATCGTTTGCAAATCCACTGCACCTGAGATTTTATCATTATTTATATTAAGCTTTTGATTATTTTGCCTATTTATTATTGTTTGAAATTCACTAGAATCGATTTCTAGGTCTTTTTGTTGTTGTATATTTAAAATTACTTGTTTGTATATTTGTTGTGTATTATATTGTATTGTCGCTTCAATGTATTGTTTCCAATTAAATCCACTATAATTTGGTTGATCTAATAATGCAAGAAATAAAGCCATCGGAATTATTGATGGCTTTTTCTTTTTATTTACTTCTTGTTGACCTTGCTTATAGTAATAATTTGCATCTTCATACATTATTTGTTTTTCTTGTTCTTCAAGTTTGTTTTGTTCTTCAATATATGCACTATAAATAAGCAGTTCTAGTATTTCACTATTCTTTACTCTTGTTCGATTGTAAATGTTATTTGCTAATACACTAAAATAGTTGTTATTCTTTAACAGTCCTTGTTCTTTCCATTGCTCAATGTATGTATTAATTCTTCTTTTAGTCTTATTATCAGCAATATTATAAATATTTTCTGATGTAAAGTTAAACGTATCAAATATTTCTTGAAGTTTATTTTGAGTTTGTCTGCTTATCCTTTGATAGATTATTTTCATTTTTTGCATCTGTTGGTCGTGATACTTCCATATTTCCACTTATATCACCTGCTTTTCCATTAATGTCATTGGGTTGATTAGGTTCTTCTATTTTCGCCATGTTTTCTAAATTTTTTTGAATATTCTCTTGGTTTTGCTTGTCCATTTCAGCAAGTTCTGACTCTGCATCTAATCCAAATGGTAAATGACTTATAATTGATTTGTCGCTTATTAAGCCTCTTAATTTTAACCAAGCATTTGTTAAGCTTTCTGTATCTGTAGGTAAATTGCGTATTAATATAACATCTATATCTCTAAAATCATATTTTTTACCTTTCTTTAGATTTATTCTTGCTGTTATCATCTCCCACATTCTTAAGTATTCTTTTCTAAATAAATGATGTGCTTGTTGTAACACTTGTTCTAAAGGGAAAAACTTTTTCTCTAAAGCTGCTGAATTGTCAGCGTCTGTAAAACCTTGGTCAGTTACATTTGGTACTCCAGAAATCATAAGTGCCATATCTAAACATGTTTTTTTATGATTTTCTGACGCAGTATCGTTTATATCTTTTATAATCCAATCAATATCTCCATCTTTATCTGGAGTATAGAATACTTTTGCATTTAAAACAGCTTCATCTTCTTGCACTCTTGCAGGATTCTTTGTCATTATTATATTACCATCTTTATCTTTTTGTTCTTCTCCTTTATCGTTTAGTAGTGGTATTAAAGGCTCATTTGTTGGAGAAAATCCTGTTACTTTTAATTTTGCATTATCGTTATAGTCAAAAATATTTGCATTGTTTTCAATTACTTTTTCATTTTTATTTATTAAAGTTATAACATTTTCAAAAAATGACATTCCATAAGGGTTTTCTACAGCAAAACAAGGTAAGTCTGTCCATCTTACTGGTTTGCCGCTACCATCTACCTCTTCAAATTTATATTCAGAACTTTCGGTAATAGTCTTTTTTTCTATTCCATCAACAAATTGCTTTTTATAGTCTTTTGTTATTATTTCTAAATGCGTTTCAATTCCACCTGTTGTCGTATTTTCGTACCAGCACCTTAATAATCCTACTTTTGTACTTGGTACATCATAGTTCCATATAGCTACTGTATTCAAGCTTGAAACATTGGCATATACTTCTTCGTTACTATTATTTTCATACACCAGTCCATAACATGCTCCAGTTGTAATATAATCAAGTACACAGTCATAAAAAAAGCTACCATTGTCATTATATTTTGCAATATAATCAATAATAGCTTGATAGTCTTCCGGATCATTCTTCTCTCCAAAAATCCTTTTAAATATTCTATTTAAAATTCCTTTTTGAGTTTCATTTATGTTCTTAACTTTAAATTGAGGCTCTTTTCCTCCAAAATATCCACTTGCAATAATACTTATATAATATTCAAGTGCAACGACAACATCTTTTTTATCATATTTCCTTGTAAATCTATCCTGTAAATATTTTCTATGCATAAATATTGGCAATGCTTTTCCCCATAATATGCTTATGTTTTGATTTATATTTTTTTCACTTAAAAAAAATTCTTTATATTGTATTTTTTCTACAAAACTCATTTTCTTTCTCCTTTACATTATATTGTTATATCCAAATTGCAATTTCTTTTGATTTATGTATTTTTCTACTGCATACCTCATTGCATCCATTAAATGGTTAAAGTCATCTATTGGTCTATTTATTTTATTTCCAAACTTGTCCTCGTCCCAAGTATAGTTGCTTATTTCTGTTATAAAATTTACACATCTAGGATGTATTATTATTTCGAAATCTTGTATAAATTGAATCCCATTATTTATACTGTCTTTCCCTTTTAGTGCTCCTGTAATGTGTCTCAAACCTAATCCTCTTAATTCATCTATTGACTTTGGTTCTGCACTATCTGCTGTTATTCTTTCTTTTGAGTAACCCATTTGATTTATTTGATCATAGATTGCTTTGTTACTCATTCCTTTTTGATATATTTCATCATATACATAAATCTTCTTATTTTTTAAATCTATTGCACCACAAAATAGTGCTGTTGGATCATTTGTATAACCAAAATCTAACCCAAAAGCACTATCTAAATTTCTTATTGTATTTAATTCAAACTTTTCTTCTTTCCAATTTTCATAAACCAATCCATCAACTATACCCCAGTTACCTAATCCTGCAACTTGATATCTTCTAGGATTATTTTTCTTCATTCTTTCAAAGACTTTTTTATCTGCTTCATCTAGCCACTCATTACAAAGGTAATTTGTTGTCATTGCTAATATATCTTCATCTTTAACATCAAAAAATCTTTTCTTAATCCAATGATGTTCATTCCAAGGATTTAATGTTATTGTTATTTGTTTGAATAATCCCTCTGGAACTTCTCCGTCTTATACTTTCATCTATTACATCAAAATCAGATTCTTTCGTTATTTCGTATGCTTCTTCAATCCATAACCAACATAAAACACCAATATCTACTGATATTGATGTTACTTTTAATGGATCATCTAATCCTCTAAAATATATTTTCTGCCCTGTAGGCTTGTATGTCATTTCTAATGGGCTTTCTTTTATCTCCCAAAAACTATCTACTTGTAATCTATGTATTGCCCATTTTAGTTCTGTAAAGCAACTATCTTTTAAAGTTCTAAATGTCTTTCTAATTACAAGTGTATTAGCTTCTTTGTATTTCATCATGTTACTTATTATCCACAATGCTGTTGTTTTTGATTTTTTACTTGCTCTAGAACCCTTGCATACTCTATATCTACATTTGCAATGCCAATATTCTGCATAACCTTTTCCTACTATACTCTGTAGTGATAAGTTATTTACTTGTTGTTGTGTATTTTTCTTTATTATTTTATTCTGTAATATCATCTGTTATCACCACTGGTATGTTTCCAGCCACTTCAACTTTTTCTTTGAATGTACCATATCTTTTTCCAAGTAGTTCTGCACATTTCGTTCTATCTTGTAGTGAAGCATCTAATCCAAAACTATCTTTTTCTTCTCCTCTCATTACTTTTGTTAAGTATTGTAATACTTCTTCTTGCGAGGCTATTCTATTATCTTCTAACTGTTGTAGTCTTTCTTGAATAAAATAGTTAAGTTTTGTTAAGTTTTCTGCTCCTATGTTCTTTGCTGTTTTAGAACTATACCCTGCCCTCTTTGCACTTTCTGTTGCATTTGCTGTCTCTATGTAATAATCTATAAATCTTTTTTGCTTTTCTGTTAATTTGTTATAGTCTTTTTCATCTTCCATCTGCCTCACTTCCTTTTCTATGTTCCTCTATTAGATATTTCATTACATCTATCTTACTATAGCATTCTTCTTTTTGCTTATATCTATCTTGTAATTCAAACTCGGCTGTCTCTTCGTTATATACTTCTATCTTTTCTCTTTTTAAAATTTGGTATTTAGTACAATACTTACAATTCTTTTCACTATAAAATTGAAAACTATTTATTTTATATATTTGTCCTTTTATTGATAAAGCATATAATAATTTATTAATGTTTTGGTTTATGTTCATAACTTTTCTCCATAATAAAAGAGCCTACTATTGTAAGCCCTCTGTATTTTAATTATTTATCTAATGAATTAATTTGATCTTGTATTACTTTTCTCATTCTATTTATCAAATTGTTATACCCTTCTGTTAAAGCATCTGCTTGTGAAAGTACTGTTAAATATGATGATTGATTTTCTAAAACCTTGTCTACAAACTTATTATCTCCCCTTAATTCATTTATTATTTCTAATTCTGCATCACTTTCTTCTTTGTTTCTCTTTGAATTAAAGTCTTTCTCTTCATACCACTTTAACAATTTTTTATAAGTATTTATTTTGCTTTTTTCTATAATATGAATTTTAATTTTTTCCATCTTCATTCCTCCTTTTGCGAGGATTTTATCATATTTTCTTTAAAAAGTTTGTCGAAATTTAGTGAAAATACTTATTTATTATTTCATTTAATTAGGCACCTTTCTTTAATCCTATAAGGACAATACGCTTTACCTTCTCTTAGGTTTATAACCTCTAAAAAAGAGCAATTTTTACATTGCTCTGGTAAATCTCTATTTATTTTCTCTAGTTTCTCTAGATCTTCATACTTTTGTATCTCTTCATTCATATTTATCACTTCTTTACAACTATCAAATACACATTCTTTACATCTTTTATTTGTATTTGAACATATTTTATTGTCTTTTAAACATGGTATCATAATTCTTTATCCTCTTTTATAAACACTATGTAAGATATAACAATAAAGTATCGCACTCTAGAACTAATCGACTTGTGCTTTCGTGTAGAAACACTATTAACATTTTTTGTCGATTTGCATTTTATATTTATATATCCTACATACTATTTACAAATATCAAATAGAACTCACTAGGAAAGTTCTATATCATGTACCTGCTCTCTTATTTCAAAAGGAGATCTATTACATTCAGTCAGACATAACAAACTATATATTATCAGTTACCTAGTATACTGGTAATAACTAATCTACTAATTTCCAGTCTTCTGCCAACATATCAGCTTGACTTGCTAACCAACCTAATTGAACTCCTGATGTTCCTACAAATGCTATTGCTCTATTTCCTATTGCTTCATGTTCTGCATTTATTGTTTCATTATTTGTATTTTTATAACTAATATTAGTTGCTAATTCTATATATTGATTTTTTCCATTCCAACCTTGTCTTTGTACCCTTTTGCCTCTTTTTAAATTAGATATTGCCTCTCCAAATGTAAATGTTTGAATATTTAGTTTTGATTCATCTATATCATCACATATAATCCAGTTATCAGCTACTATATTATCTAAATCTACAAATATATCTTCTGTTTCTAAAAAAGGGATTACACTTCCATCTTTACAATGCATTGTTATTGTTCCATTTTCTTTTATCCAATAACCTCTCCAATGTTCTCTTTTTATTTTATGATTTTGTTTTAATGCTTCATATGCTTTTTTAAATTCCATTTTTTACTCTTCATTTCATAACATAATAAAAGAGCCTATCTCAGATAAACTCTTTTACATGTATTTTAAATTTATATGGCACTCGGACTATGACCTGCTATGCAAGTGTGCCTATATTCGGATGACCAGCAACGTTAATTTATTTTTGTTGCTAGTATAATGATAACAGTTTCAAAAGGAACTTTTCAATACTTATTTTAGGAACTTTGACGGAACTTTTTAAATATTTACCATTTTTAATATACTCTCTAAAGCTTTGTCTCTTATTTTTCTTAATCCTCTCTCAGAGATGTCTTTGTTGTATTCTAAACTATATTCTTTTACAACTTTGTCCCAATTTTTTCCTTTGTTGTTTATATAGAATAACATTATAACCTTTTTTTGTTCGCTAGTTATTTTGTCTAGCCAGTTTATTACACGTACCACCTTTTTATTTGTGTTTTCCTTTTCTTCTTTTAATCTTTCTAGTTCTCCTTCTAAAAAGTCCCTATCTTCTCTATTAATATGATTTAATTCTTTTCTGTAGTTTATTGCAGTATTAGATGTTTTGTCAGATACTTTATTTGTATTACTATGCACGTTATCATATGCTTGTCCTGCAAGTTGCATACTTTCTATCACTTCTCTTGCTGTATCTTGATGTACTGTTCCTGCATAATTAAGTCTATTTTCATATTCGTCTATCTTAAGTTCTATTTCAAGCAGTTTACCCTCATTTTCTTTATGTTCTATCAACATTCTTTCTACATCTTCTTTTATGTATTGCATCTTCTGTACCTCCTATTCATTAAATAAATAACATAATTTATATTGATCTCTTATTAGATTGTTACTCTTTATTGCTCTTCCTATTTCTCTTGCTGTTAGATCTAGAAATCTTACTACTTCTTTTAATGTTCCAACTCTTAAACATTGCTCACTATTCTTTATATCGTATATTCCATAAATCTTCATTAGTACCTCCTAAATTCTATTTATTTTGCTTTATTTTCAAAATATTGTTTCCAACATTCTTTGTCTGTTCTTACATCACACATTCTTTCACAATCTAAATATGTTTTTTCACTCTCAAAAGGACAATCTGTTATATTTGAAATGTATTCTGCCATTAAATCTATTTGTTTGTCTTTTTCTTCTAGCATAGATAAAACTATATTAAACTGTTTCACTCTATTTTGATACAATTCAAGTTCTTCATCATAATAATCACAGTCTGTTGCTTCTATAAATTTGATTTGTTCTTCAAAATATTTTATATGCTTTTTTAAATATTCTATTGCTTCTTCTTGTTCTTTTGTCATAGCTAGTCCTCCTTTTTTAGTAGTTCTTGTAAATTATCAATGCACCAAGATAGTGTTTGCATTTCCCCTATTTTTTCTTTGTTCTCATAATATTTTGATAATTCTTTATTAGCATCATTTATATATTCATCAACTTCTTTATCTAATTTGTTGTATTCTATTTGTATTTCTTCTATCTTGTCTTTTACTCTTTGAATTGAAATAAGTTGACCTGTTTCCCAATCTTCAACTAATTTATATATATCTAAACTTTTCATTCTTTCTGTTTCTTTGTGTAATTCTTCATTCTCTTTTCTTAATTCTTTAAGTTCTTCTCTAACATCTTTGTATGTTTCTTGATATTCTTTTCTTTTACTTTCTAATTCATCTTGTAATTTAAAATATAAATTCTGTAAATTACAAAACTTTCTATCCCATTCTTCATTCTCTTTTAATACTCTTTTGTATTCTGATAAAATATGATCTAACTTTTCTTTTATATTTTCGAATATTCTTTTTGCCCATCTAGCCTGATGTAATTCATAAGAATCTTCTAGTTCATATAATCCTTTGTTTATACTTTTCATATCTTCTTCTATACTATTTTTCACTACTCGTCCTCCTCTTCAATTTTTACACAAATCATTGCATTGCTTGGCTTATCTTTATTTTTTCGGGTATCAATTCGTTTTAAATTTGCAGGAGTACTTAAGTATTTTATAAATTCAGGTGTTACGCCTCTCCTTTTAGCTATTTCTTTTGCCGTTCCCATATCTATACATTTTTCACCTTTATAAAGTGCAAACATCTTTTCTTTCATTTAATTCCACCCCTCTTCTACTCTTTTATTATAAAATCCTTCAAGTTCTTCACATTTTTCTTGTATTTCGTCTAAATATTCAGACATTCTTCTTTTTATTTCTGTTAAAGTTTCTTTATCATCTTTATATTCTTTTAAATTATGTTTATTTATCTTATACATATTATATAAATAACAAATATAACTAGTTGTTTGAGTTATATATTGTAATTCTTTATAAGGTTCTACAGTATTAGCTCCAAATGCCAATGGCGGAACATTAAGACATTTTTGCAATACATTCATAACATAATCATCAATTTCTTCCATTTAAAATACCTCTAAAATACCTATCATTTTCTTCCTGCAATTCACATTCTTTTCTTTGAAATACTGAGCAATCTTTATCACAACCCCAAGTCATTCCATATCTTTCACATTCAGTCATATTAGGATAACTCAAGCCATTATCTTGACTGCAAATTAAATTTGCAAAATCTATTTTTTCTTTCATTATGTATCACTCCTTTCTTAACTTATTGTTTCGCCTATATAATCTGCATAGATATACCCTTTTCTTTTCACATTTTTGCAAAAAGCATTTATTCCATCTGTTTCAATTATATTTAAATAGTATTCTATTAATTTTTGAGTTTCTGGATGAAATATTCTTTCTTTTTTACATTTATTATAATATTTTAATGGTTCACTATATGCCTGGTCATAATCCACTTTTTGCTTTGAATATACTATTCCAGCTCCTAACCAATCACATATCATCTCAATTACATAATCATACGGAATTTTACAAGGTGTATTCTTATAAGTTCCTATATTGTCAATCCAATATTCCCAATGATGTGGGTTATGTCCTTTATGATGTTGCCATGCTAAACTATATCCTTTTTCTTTCTTTTCTGCATCAATTGGACTACTTGTTCCTTGAAAATATTTTGCACTGCTAAAAAATTCAGTTATTCCATACTTGCTCAAATCATGCATTAATCCTCTTTTATATTTCCCACATTTAAAGCAAAATTTCATAACATAAACTTTGTGCTTTGTTATGGTTTTAAAATGTTTTATATATTTTTCTATATTATTCATATCTTATTTACTCCTTTACTTGATTTTTTTATTTTTATATGTTATTATTTCTTTATGAACGGTTGGCAGAGTGGCTTAACGCACTTGCCCAATAAGCAAGCATATCTTTTGATATCATGGGTTCGAATCCCATACCGTTCGCAGAGCACCTATATAAAATATAGATGTTCTTTTTTATTCCTTTACCACTAAATCTGCTTTGATTAAATCGTACAATAAGCATTGTAATGAACCAGCAATTGTTAATGGTTCTAATATTTCTATCTGTATGTATCCGTGATTTGGCGTTGTATAAACTCTATATACTGTTTTGCCATGTATTTCTCTTATATATTCATAGCAATTTCTATATCTTTTTTTGAATCCATATTGTTCTAATTCTTCCAAATCTTTTTCTGGATTAATTTTTAATTTTTCCATATATCTATTCTCCTCCTAATAATTCTGGATTATCTGTAATGTTTCCGATTACCTCACATTCAAAAAATAACCCCCAACCATAATTATGATATTTTTCATAATCTTTTTTATCTATTATTTCAATATCCCATTCTGCTCCCCAGTACCTAAGTTTATCTGGTTCACTAATAAAATTTTTACCACACAAAACTTGATATTTTACAATTCCTCTTAATCTTTTACTTTTTGCTTTTTGTGAAAATGGTTTATCTTTTAAAGGTTGAGTTAATATTATATCTCCCTCATATATTTCTTTTCCATTTTTATCGTGTAGTCCTGTGTATTGTCCTAATGTGTTTTCGTTAACACAAGCCGTATAATTATCTTGTTTTATCATAGGTCTATTAAATTTATCTTGATGTATAAAGTCCCCATATATCCAATCATTATTTGCGTTTGTTTTTCCTCTAAACTTTATTTCTCTATTCATCTTCTCCTCCTAAATCATTTTTCTTTACTAAATCTAATATAGTATTAAAATCTATATTAGGAATCATTGAATGTATACGTTCTGCTTTGTACTTTTGTTTTAATTCTTTTACTATTTGCTTTGCTTCTTCTTTTTCAACTTTTTTTATTTGGAATCTATATTTTCTTGCATCATTTCCAATACAATTGAATAAACAAGTATTAGCTCCTTTTTCTGTTGTCTCACAAATTCTTGGAAATTGAAACTCTTTTTTAAAATCATTCCAAATCATGTATCTATATTCCATCTTCTCCTCCTACTTTATAGCAATTAGTCATATATCTTTCTTTTGTTAGGATTTCTAATATGTGATAATTTTTATCACTCTTTATTTTTTGTAACATTTCTTCATCTGATATATCTACGATCCCTTCAACATAGCCTTTTGTTTCTAATGTTGTTGAAATATTATTTATTTTATATTTAATAACATCTTTTACTTCTATTAAATCTATTAGTTGTTTACTGTGTTTTACTATATTTTTTATGTCAAACCATTTTTGATTTTCTAAATGTACTGTATTTTCTATCATTCCATATAAAGCATCTACTTTATCTATAACTCCATTTTTTGTTCTCACATAATCATTTACTTCTATCTCATTTCTATCTGCTTTGTTCATCTTCCTTGTAGCCCTTAATTCATCTTCATCTAAATCAAACGCCATTATATTTCCTCCCTTGTAATAATTTTCAAATTTAAATCTGGATATTTATACTCAAATAATTTCTGCTTAATTTTAAATACATCTGTCTTCATTCCTTTTGTATCTTCAACTACTGTTCGTCCATTTTCTTCATAAACAAAATCTGCTATGTATTCTATCTTTTTATATGTCTTACCATTTTTCTTAAAACTTTCTTGAAGTAGAAATGGTACTTGTAATCTTAGATTTTTTATTTGCTTTGCTCGTTCTAATAAAGCTAACTGTTTATATCTTTTACTTTCCAGTATAGAATCAAATACATATCCATCTACTTGTACTTTTGTATTGTTATATTTCATTTTTCCTTAGCTCCTTTTGAATAAATTTGTTTGATAATTAAATATTATTGGCTCTACATGTTCTTGTGCTTGTAACTTATTTATCCTCTTTTCTCCGTTTTTTAAGTTTTTATTATGTTTTGCCATATACTCTTTTGCTATTTGCTGTACTGTCAATCCTATCTTCCATGAATTAATTATCATTTCATCTGACATTCCTATCAACTCCTAAGTTTTTAAATATTAAATTTATACTTTCCTTTGCGGTTGGTCTCTTATTAAATCTACAATTTGGATCTCCTATAAAGTTTTCATCTTCCATTGCTTGACATCCTAAGCACCACCCATTTGTTATTGCACTTTTACATGGATCTTTTAATTGTTCCATAAGCTAGTCCTCAAACAATTTCTTATAACATTCTTCACATAAATCTATTTGTTTTTGTTTTTTAAATCCTAAACTATATCCGTTTGGACTTTTCTCTTTTCTCATGACATCTAACCTTACTTCGCTATCTGCATCTATTTCTTTTTGACATTTGTCACATAATACTTTATTTATTTTCATAACTACCTCCTAATTTATTCTTGGAATATGGTTTGCATATCTTTGCTCTATTCCTTTTGTTGTTATCTCATATACTGCAACATTCTTTCCTGTATAATCACATTTCTTTTTATCTATTACCCTTACTAACCCCATTTTCTCTAATTCTGTTAGTCTTGGTGCAGTATAGTTTCTTTCTGTACTTGGTATAAATCCTAAATCAAATAACTCTACTGCTATCTCTTTTGCTGTTTGTGGTCCTGTTATTAATCTATCTAAGATTTATATGTATCTTTTTTTCTTTTTATCTTGTATATCTTCAAAACTCATTTGACGAGTTCTATATGTTGTTGTATTCATTTGTTATCACTCTCCTTACTTAATAGCCATTAAATCTGCAGTTAGTTTTAATTGTGTATCTTCTGTTAATTGACTATATTGATCTTCTTCTTTACATCGATTTATTATTTTTACTTTATCGCCAAATTTCTTTCCACAGACTTGCCTTTTATATTTATTAAATAAAATAATATAATTGTCTTTATCTAGTCTATTTATGTTGGACACATCTACTCCCATATCTACTGTCATATCTACTGTCGTTTTTACTGTAAAATTTACAGTAGATATTTTGTATTTGTTCGGCTTTGATTTTGTTCCCTTTTCATATTCAAAAAGTTTGCTTTCTATTAATTTATCTCTACACCTTATTAATGTCTTTTCACTATTCATTTGCATCATGCTCATTAATCGATGGTTATCTACTGTAACCCATTCGCTCCACCCAGCTTTGTTAAATAGTGCAATTAGTTTGTACCATAAAAGTTGTGCTGAACTTTGCAAATAATTAGTTTCGAGCCATTTCTCAAAGGCATTAATCAAATCTATGTATGTCATAATGTGCTTTCCTTTCGTAAAATAAAGGGCTAAAACTTGTGTTGTCTTAGCCCTTGTTGATATAACTTTTTCCTATTAAATTTATAAATTCTTCTTTTGTGTGAGTCTTCATATATTCTTTTTGTGTATCTATTCTTAATTGATTTATTATTGCTGCATTAGAATGACATCTAGGACATATTAGTTTTACAAATTTACTTTTTATGCTTCTTTTTCTGTTACTTCCACCATATACCTCATGAGGATCTAATCGTTTTGAGTATTTACCACAAACTTCACATATTCCTTCTTTAACTATGTCTTTGTCTCTTTGTCTCTCTAATTTTGCTAATTTCTTGCTTTTCTTTTTTATTTCTGTTACTTCTTGTTTCTTTTCTGATTTATTTTTTGGTATTGGGTTAAATGAATTACTTAAATCTGTTACTATCATTTCTTATCCCAACTTTCTAATAAGCTATTAATTTCTGCTTGTGGCTTTGTTTCTATATTTAATTCTTTAGCCTGTTGTACTAATAATTCTATTAATAAACTCATTTCTTTTGTGTTATATGTGCTAGAGCCATAATAAGCTTGTACTTTTACACATTTATCTTTTCTTGATATTTCTCTTATAAGAAAACCTAAACCTTGCTTTTCCCATATTCTTTTAAAATCTTCAAATGCTTTTTCTTCTACTATCATTGCTTGAAACGTTCCTATATTCAAAATTGCATCTTTGTATATATCTTCTTTTGTTATTACTGCATCATTTGTTGTTAATTTCTTTGCAATTAAATCGCATATAACCCAACAATAACTATTTGCATCTAAAGACCTCTTCTGATACCATTTTTTTAGTTCTACATTTAGCTTATTTTCATTTTTTAATTGTTCAACAATATTTATGTCGTTTGTATCTAATAAAAGGCTTATTTTTGGTTTCCTCGTATTAAAATCTATACTTATATCATTGATAATTCCGTGTAGTTTGCATATCTACCTCCTAAAATGGTAAATCTTCATATTCTGTATTCATTTTTTCAATCTCAGCCATAATATCTAATACTCCACTTGTTTTTACTAGTTCTGTCATTTTATTAGTTCTTTGCATTAATTCTTTAAAATCCTTCCATATTTTTTCGTAGTCCATATTTAACTCCTTTCTACATGCTGATGCATTAAAACATACTCCGAATTTTCTCCCATGTTATTTAATAAAAATTCACTAGCTTGTTGTTTACTTAAATGACTATCTTTTGCTCTAAATTCATAAACATATTTGCAATCTTGTTGTTTTTCTTTTATTCTTTGTTCTATTTCATCTTCGTCATAATTTCCTTCTATGAGATATAAATCATAATTTTTAGCACTTATTCCTTCAACTGTTTTTGTGTCTGTCATATAAATTACTTTATAATCATCAAATAACACTCTATAGCCACATTGTGGTACATCATGATATAATTTGATTGGTACTATTTTAAATAACCTATAGTCGTATCTTGTTCCAATTTCAAGTATGTCTATGTTTTTTCTATCAACTCCACATTCCAGTAATGGTTGTAATAACCATTCACAACAAGCAAATCTCAACGTTGGTCTCTCTTGTGTTAATTTTTTTATCGTTTCTCTTTTAAAGTGATCTGAATGTATATGAGTGAGAAGTACTATTTTTAATTGTTTATAATACTTCTCTAATCTTTTAAAAGTAACCCCACAATCTATTAAAATTATGTCTCTTATTATCGTTGCATTTCCTGTACTACAACTAGATATAATTTTATAATTCATTCATTGATACCTCTTTTGTATTCTCTATTTGTTCTTCTATTATTTCTCCTTGTACTTCAATAGGCTCTTGTTGTGGAATTTCTTGTTGTACTTCCTCTGCTTCATACATTCCTGCTAAGTCTTCAACAAATGTTTCTCTTAACGCTCTAACTTTTGCTACCTTTTCAACCATTGTTGCCCCTTTACTTCCCCAATTTGAATTTAATTGTCCTTGTCCTGTTTTTTGTGCTACTTCGTTAAAACTTACACTTGAATATGTAGGATGTGACCAATCTTTTCTAAAGACTCTAGCCCAGCCTCCTACAAGTTGTTCATTGCCTAATCTAAATGTTCCTTGTCTTTCTTCTACACTGCCATCTTCTTTTTGAACTATGATTCCACTTTCCATTCCGTCATAATTTGGATTTAACACTGCTCTTTTTAATATTGCATCTTTTCCAACAACTAATTGTGCAGGTACTCCCGCTTTATATTTGATTAAATATGCTTCTCTTAAAAATGGATTTAATTTTCTAACTTTGCAAAGTTCTGTAAATAGTTTAAATTCTTGATTTGTTATCTTTGCATCTGTTCCTACTATATATTCTTGTACTATGCTTGGTGTAAGTTTTATTTCATTTCCGTCAATATCAAATTTGACCATTAATTCATTATTTTTTTGTACTTCATTACTCATAATCGTAACCTCCACTTTCTAAAAATCGTTTTAATTCTCTTAACTTTGTTCTTGTTCCTCTTACAGTAAATTTTAATGTCAATATTTTTTCATTCTCTTCTTTTGGTTGTTCTAGTGGTTTATTAAATACATTTTCTAATTGTTCATAACTTTTTTGAGTTATTTCATGATTTTCGTTCATTTCAATATTTACTACTTTTTGTTCTTTCCTTTTCTTTTCTTCTTCAATAGCCTTAAATCTATTTGTCACACTTGTTATTGCTTGTGATACATTTAATGTTTGTTTGTACTCAACTAATATTTCTGTCTTATGTTCTTGTGTCTCTATTAACTTTAAATCATCTACTATTTTGTCAATAAATTGTTTTGCTTGTTCTTTTAGACTTTTCATGCTTGCTGATAATGTTACATTTATTCTTGCTTGTCCGTATGCAATGAAATCAATATTATTAGCTGCTTTATATTCTTCAAAATAATCTCTTATTTCCTGTTCTTTTCTATTTTTTAATTCATTTTCTATAGAATCTACTTTGTTTTTTAACTCAATGTCAGCATTTTTATATTTATCTGATACATATTGTTTATAAATTTCTTCAAATTGCATATAAGGTGCTAATACTTGTTCTTTTACTAATTTTCTTTTCATTTCTAAGTCTTTAAAATCTTTATTCAAATCTACTCTTACTTGTTTAACTTCTTTTACATTTTCTTCTGTACAAATTAAACTTTTTGCGTTTTCCACTTTTTTATCTATTTCTGTTGATAATTCTTTTAGTCTTTCTTGTATAATTGGCAATTGCTTAACTACTATTAATTCATTACTCATTGTCGTTATCCTCCCATTCTCTATCTTCTTCCTCTGCTAGATGCTCATAATAAGCATCCCAGTCAGTTGTTTTTTTGTAAAAATTGTTATAACATTCGTTGTTGTATTCTTCTGTTATGTCTAACATTTGACATTTTCCTTTCTTTCTTGTATAATCATTACAAGAGTTCATATATAATTTATTGAATCTTAGAACTATTTGTCTTGATTGGTCTCAGAAAATAGTTCTTTTATTTTGTCTATTTTATTAATGTATAAATCATCTGATTTTATTATTGCTTTTGCTATTTGTATTTTTTTGCATTGATAGTCTATTAATGTATCTCTGTTGTTTATCATAGCTTTTTGATTGGCTATTTTTCTTTCTTTTTTGTCTACTTCGTCTACAAACATATATCCTGCTACTGCTATCCCTACAAAGATCCCAAATAAAACTATTATTATGTATTCCATACTTTTTCACTCCTTTCTTTACTTATTTATTTAATTTGTATATAATTACCTCGAAAGTGAGGTTATTATCTTGGATAAAAATAGTTATAAAATTTTAAAATTCTTTAATTCTCATCCTAATGAAATGTATTCTGCTAGTACTGTTTATAAAATGTTTCCTAAACTACTTCCTAAAGACATATTAGAAATTCTTCGCAATTTACATTCTGATGAATACTTAAGAGTAATTAGAGATAGTTGTTATCAATCTACTAATAAAGGTAAAACATATCCTCGCGTAAGAGTTTATGAATGGCTTTCTGAACATATTGTTGAAACATTAGCTTTAATTATTGCTTTTATTTCTTTAATTGTTTCTATTGTTGCACTTGTAAGAACATTCTAAATCTCTAATTAAATATAGCCTTTCTAAGTCTTCAATGTTTGAATGTAATATTTCAGATAGAACTTCGCTTGAATACCTATTTCCATTTGAATCAGTTCCAGTTAATTTAGTAAGTATTTCATCGATCAGCATATCAATACTTTTTATTCTAAAATCAGGATCTAAAGTATTGTTCTCTACTTGATCTTTAAAAAACATATCTTCTTTTTCTTGTTCTTTTTTTAATTCTTCTAAACACCCTTGTTTTTTCATTTTTGCCTCCTATAAAATAATATTGCATATACATTGTGCTATCCCACAAGCTGTAATTGGTACTGCAAAAATTAATAATGCTCCTGCTATATTACATACTGCTTGTCCTACTTTAGAATAAAATTGCTTTTCTCTCTTACTCATTTGTTTCACTCCTTTACACTTTTATTTGATTTGAAATATTTTGTAGTGTTCTTATGAATGTTTTTAATTCTTCATTTTCTCTGATTAATTTTTCCATTGTTTCATTTGTATTCTCGTTTTTACTAATCTTGATTTTGTATTGCCCCTTTAATTTTTGATATTCTACTTTGCCTGAATTTATAAGTTTTAATGCTGTTTCATATCCTATATGATTTCTTCTCATAAATTCGTTTAAGCTTATCCATTCTGGTTCCATTACACAGCCTCCTTTTTGCATAATCATACATTTAATGTTTTATTTTCATAAAAACGTAGTTTTTATTTTGTCAACGTCTCTTTTGTTTGACTTGTTGAACTTAACTGATAAAAAAAATATCTGAAACTTTTTTTCCTAATGCAATTGCAATCTTTTCTAAGGTAATATTTGTTGTAACTTCTTTTTTTTCTGTTTCTAATTCTGAAATTGTCGTTCTAGATACTTTTGATTTTTCTGCTAATTCTTCTTGTGACATGCCTTGTTCTTCTCTTGTTTCTTTCAATTTATTTTTCATTTTTTCACCTCGCTTTGTTTAACTTGTTAAACGCATTATATATCTATTGTTTTTCTTTGTCAAGTATATTTAACATTTTTTATGAAAAAATTTTTGACTTTCTGTTTAATATGTTGTACAATATAGACATATCAATGTTTGGAGGATGAAAAATGTTATTAGGTGATATTATTTATAAATATAGAACAGAAAATGATTTATCTTTAAGAGCTTTTGCCAACAAATGTGGATTAAGCTATACTTATATTTCTATGCTAGAAAAAAATAAAGATTATAGAACTGGAAAACCTATTGCTCCTACATTAGAAAGTGTGAAATATATAGCCAACGCAATGAACCTTTCTATTGACGAACTTTTAAAGATTATAGATGATGAACAGGAGTTTAAAATGAATGAAGAAGCTCCTAAATATAATGAACCCAAATACTATATGTGTCCTGTCTATGGTCAAATAAGTGCAGGACAACCTAATTGGGCTGAGGAATGTATTGAAGGTAGATTACCTATTGACCCTAACCTAATGAATATAATAGATCCAGGGGAATGTTATTTCCTTCGTGTTAATGGTGAAAGCATGAATAAGGTAATTCGTAATGGTGCTTATGCTCTTATTCGCAAAACTGACTGGGTAGAAAATGGAGAAATAGCAGTTGTATTAGTAAACGGTTTTGATGCTACATTAAAGAAATTTAGCAAGCAAGGAGATTTAGTTGTATTAGAACCTATGTCAACAGATAATAGCTTTCAAGTACAAATATATGATAAAAACACTCCTATTAAAATAATAGGTAAATATATAGGAAAATTTGAAATGAAAAACTAAAGATAAGTAGAAATACTTATCTTGTTTTATAAGGAGAATATTATGGCTAAGAAAACTAATTTTGAATCAAATGGAAAAGAGTATTTTAGAGTATCTAGAACCATAGGACACAGAGTAGATGGTACACCTATAAGAAAACAATTTTATGGTACAGGAATAAAAGAAGCTAATCAAAAAGCTGATGAATATATGAATAATTTAAAGTTAGGTCTTATGAACGATGATCAATTATATACTATTAATCTATTATTACCTAAATGGCTATTTTCTGTTAAAAAGAATGAAATAAAGCCTACTTCTTTTGAAAGTTATGAAAGTATATATAGAAATTATATAAAACCCTATCTGATTGCTGACTTGCCTATAAAAGATTTAAAAAGTTTAAAAATACAAGAATATTATAATAAATTATTATCAGATAATGTTTCTACAAGTAGCATAAAAAAATCGCATAAACTATTAAGACAATTTTTCGATTATGCTGAAAGAGAAAGTTATATCTTAAAAAATCCTTGTTTAAATGTTTCTTTGCCTAAAAACAATAAGAGTACTGAAACAATTATAAATGAAAGAAAAACAAAATTTCAATATTTTAATGAAGATGAAATAGAAGAACTTTTAAAAATATTTAAAAACACTAGATATTATAATATTATATTATTTGCCCTAGGTACAGGAATGAGAAAAGGAGAAATTTTAGGGTTGCAATGGTCAGATGTTGATCTTGAAAGCAAAGAAATTCATGTATTACATAATTTAAGCTATGTTGCTAATATTTCTGAAGACGGTAAAAAAAATTACTCTACAATACTTCAAACACCAAAAAGTAATAATTCTATAAGAGTTATACCTATGTCAAATAAAATATTTAATTTGTTAACGTCTTTGCCGAAAAAAGCAGACTATGTTTTTTGCAACGAACAAGGTTCTCATTTTGATATAAAATGGACTGAAAAAATTTGGCATAATAAATTAAAGGATACTAATATAGGAAATAAAAGATTTCATGACCTGCGACATACTTTTGCTACTATGCTTTTATTAAATGGAGCCAACTTAATTCAAATTAAAGAATTATTAGGACATTCTTCTGTAAAAATAACAGAAATGTATCTTGATGCTTTACCAAAATCTAAAGCAGAAATCATTAATAAAATAGATTACTTGTTAAACTAAAGTGTTAAATAAGTGTTAAACATGAAAATAGCAAGGTGTTACAAAACTCTGTAACCCTTGCTATTACTATATTTA